AGATTAAACTACTTGATGCAAACGAAAGGTCCGCCCTTAAACAACTTTTAAAAATTATTGCTGATAAACGATGATAGAATAAGTTTATGGGGGCACCTATGAATAATTTAATTGGAGCAGTTTTACTAACATCAATAATTGTACTAGGGGTATTTATTTATATTATTAAAAGTCGTAAAAGTTATATGCCCAGACAAATTGTGAGTCAGGCTATGCTTCATCATAGGTATGCGGGTGCAAAAAAATATAAAAGAAAAATGAAGGCAAAAACTCAATCAGCCAAGCATCAGGACGATTCTACTACAAAAGTTATAGTTGTAGACGACGAGGCCTATTGGATTAAAAATAACACATTTTATAAAGCACCATTGGTTAATGAAAGAATTGACAAAGATTCTGCAGAAAGAGTTGACACAAGTAACATGGATAGGGTACAATTAGATAAGATGTTGTTTATAGTAGACAAACTAACAGAAGGGACAAGTGATGATAGTCGGGGTTCAGGGAACGCCTAACTTCAACAACTATAATATTTTCCTTAGAGCAATGGCTGTTGCTTTGTCTGAATTAAAAGACAACGAAAAAGAGTTTTATTTATATTCTGTTGGTCCAGGCAATATTAATGATATGGCAATGGAGTTTGTAAATCTTTCTGAAAGAGGTATGAAGTCTAGAGGAAAACAGATCAAACTGTTTAGGGTTACACCACAATGGTTTGAAGAAAATGTTGATAGTTTTAACCACTTTGTCTTTGTTTCAAATCCAAAAGAAAGAACTTCAAACTTGGTTAGTTTATCAAAATCAAAAAATATAAATACTAACGTATACAACTTTTAGGAGGGTATGATGAAAACAATTAAATCTCTTGAGGAAATGGAAATTATTGTTTCTAAAAACAAAAATTTATCTTGGGATGGTTGGAATGTTATTGAGATGTTAAGGTCGGATAAGGCATTTACATCAAAGTACGGTGCATTAAAAAACGGTGCCTGGTATTTGAAAAAAACTTTTGTCGTTTCTAGAAACGGATGGGAAATACCTGACAAGTATGTAGCATAACTATGAACAAGCATGAGTGGAAAGATGATGCTGCATGTCTAGATTATGACACAAATGTATTTTTTGATAAATACGAAGAAGATGAACTGCTTAGGCCTGCTGTTGACCTACTTTGTTCTAAATGTCCAGTAAGAAAAGATTGTTTCTCTGTTGGAATTTCTGGCAAAGAGTGGGGCGTATGGGGCGGGGTATATTTAGAAAATGGAGAAATATCTAAAGAATTCTCTAACCATAAAACAAAGACTGATTGGGGGCTTACATGGCAATCTCTAACAATGGAGTAGTTTATACAGACGCTATGAGAAGAGCATTTAGATCATTGGATCATCTTGCTCCAAGAGGGTTTGGTTTAGACATCATAGAGCATCAAGAAGGATTTATTACTGTTAGGGCATCAGAAAAATCTTTTATGCTACTTAGCCATGATGATAAGATTCGTGCCGCTAATTATATGATTAAAACAAAGAAGGCTCTTGAAGCCAATGGCGCTATTGTTCAACTAGTTAGAGAAGGTGGAAAAGAACTATGATTGATTTATTCTTAATTATTTTATTATCTATTACATCAATACTGTTTTTATATATGTATTCTGTTCAAAAAAGAATTAATGTGTCGATTCTTGCCAATACTCTTAAGACTTTGCTAGAGCAAGAAATTCAACATAAAGAAAACAAAACAGATAAAGAAAAAGCAAATGAAGATTTTTTGAAATTTGTTTCAGATTCTCGTGATTTAGCCTATGAATATATAGAGACTGTTCAGGCAGGGCTTCAAAAATTTATTGACGAGGTTGGGCCACAGATAGATTATTACGACAAGTATGGTTCTGCTGTTGAAGGAATGGTAGCCCCTCATGACTTTGCACTCAAAAAAATATCTTCAGAATTTAAAGAATTAAAAAAGTTATTACCAGAAAATGATGATAGAATAATATGATGAAGTTTTATTATTTTGGCGGAGTGATGGGAGATCCAGGCAATATAAAATCACCGTCAAACCTAAACAGTAATCACTTTTCTGGGGTCATGTTTACACATGATATTCCAGAAGGAGACATGTTTGTAAAAGCAGCAGTTGATATAAAGCAGGGAGAGCAAATAAAGTATTTGGTAGCAATTCGCCCATACACGATATCTCCACAGTACCTTTCTATGATAAATAGATCAATGGATAGAATAGATAGAGGAAGACTTCAGATTAATTTAATTTCTGGATATATAAAAGATCACGAATCTGGGGTTGGTGGAATTGTTGGAGATGTAAATGATGATTCAAGTTCTGTTGATAGATCAAACTATATGATAGAGTTTCTTAAGCAACTAAATGAAATGGATCAAGATAAAGAGTCTCCAGGATATTGGCGTGATCCAAATCACAGAAATAAACTAGATGTATATGTTTCAACAACAAATGAATATGTTTTTAAGGTAGCAAAAAAGTATGGGCATAAGATTATTTTGCCATACCACATATATGTTCGTGGTGGCTGGTCTGATGTACTAAAAGATCCTAATAAATTAATTCCACTAGAGTTAGATGGAGTAGAAATAATGCTTGCAATTACTCCAATTATTAGAAAAACAGAAGAAGAACTTGATTTGTTGACAAATTATGCTATCAGGCCTGTTTGGCAAAAAGGAGAAATACCAAAGGTAGTATTAGATGCTGCCTACTTTACACACGAACAATTTGATGACTTTGTAAAAACTCTTGAAAAAAGAGGCATCAACCACTTACTAATTAATGCTGTTCCTTGGCAAGAGGTAGATGTTATAGTTCCATTTATTAAAGACTATGTAGAGTCTAGAAATGTGAGTAAATAGATGAAAGAAATATTATTGTCTTTGTCCGTAGGCCTAGTTTTTGGGCTTATATGTATATCATTAAAATTGCCATTACCTGCGCCTAAAGTTTTTGCTGGGGTTGCTGGTATAATGGGAATATGGATTGCCCAACCAATTTGGGCAGCCATTAGTAAATTCATATCCTAGGAGGAATAAAATGAATGAACAAATTAAAGCAGCACTAGCGTCATATGGTCGCTCAGTACTCGGAGCAGCAACAGCAATGTATGCCTCTGGAGTCACAGATCCAAAGACACTAGCATACTCACTACTTGGCGCACTTGTGCCAGTTGTTTTGAGAGCAGCAAATCCGTCTGATCCAGCGTTTGGAAGAATGCCATCGGTAGAAGATGTAGATGTTGCAGTTAAGTCTGCAAAGGTAGTTAAGAAGCCTGCTAAGAAGGCACCTGCTAAGAAGAAGTCTGGTGGTGGAGGAACTCCACAGCAAGCACTTTAAAACAAAAATAAAATTTGGAGATGTTATTAATTTGACATCTCCATTTTTTATGCTATAATATATATGTACCTGCCCAAAGGGGGGTACTTAAAATGACTCGCTTAACAAGGAGGAAAAAATGGTAAGTACATGGTCATTGGATCTTTTTAAGGATCCTTTTTTTATTGGTTTCAACAGAGAGTTGGACCGCTTCTACAACATCCATCGTGAGGCAACTCGTCAATCTTATCCACCATATGATGTGGTAAAACTTGATGAGGACACTTACAAGTTGTCTTTGGCCATTGCTGGTTTCAGCAAGGACGAAGTCGAGGTTTCTGTGGATAATGGAAGTCTAATCGTCAAGGGTGAGAAAACCGAAGAGGGTACAGAGAATGTCCTTCATAAGGGTATCGCAACTCGCAAATTCACACGCACCTTTGCTCTTGGAGAGTATATGGAGGTAGATCGTGCTGAAATGGCAGACGGTATTCTTAGCGTCTTTGTGGAAAGAAACATCCCCGAAGAAAAGAAACCAAAAACAATCAAAATAAAGTAGTATAATAAAATATTCCGTCATGATACATGCAGTTGCTAATAGCAACCTTATTGCTGAGTACGGATAAGCCCAAGATCGCAACTTGGGGGACCTGAGCAAGTCTATAAACTGCTCCATATTTATGCTATAATAGTTAGATGCCATATCGTATAGGTTCTAAGGGGTCGTCAGGTTGTTCTGGATACCCTGCTTTAAAGGACACAGGAGAGGTTATGGGATGCCATAAGACTCGTCGTGAGGCAGCAGCACAGATCTATGCTATAAACCGTTCTGAGGGCAATATAGGCAAGGCTATGGTAAAAGAAGGCGACATGGTGATGGCCCCACATGAAGAAGAAATGTATGTTGGTCGTGTAGTTCATGTAATGACAGATGGTATGCTTGGTATGCCAGGATCAGAATATTCTCTTGAAGCATCAGCAGAAGAGCCTGCTATTTTAATTCAACTATTTGAAATGGAAGAAGGAGAATTAGAAGAGACTGAATATTTTGTCGGAGCAATGGCTAAAGATGTAATGGTTTTACCTGTAATGGAAAATAATGAATCAATGGATAAGGCCTATGCAGGATGCGGATGCCCAATGTGTAAAGAGTTAGATGTAACATGTGAAGAATGTCCACAGTGTCAGGCGGGCGAAATGAAATCAGATTGTTGTGCTAATATAGTTAAGCAAGCACCTTGCTGGGATGGTTATGTACAAAGAGGAATGAAAGAACAAAATGGTAAGATGGTTCCAAATTGTATACCTGTAGAAAAGACTTTGTTTGAAGGTTTTGCAAAAGATTACACAAAAGTTCAAAGAGAAAGATACACAATATAATGTCTTCAAGAAAATCATCTGGAAAGTATAGATCAAAGCACCCATTTAATCCTATTCAGATTAAAGATGGAATGATTGTTCGTCTTCGCAAAGATGGAACAGTAAAAGCAGTACTCGGTAAGTATGGTGAATATAACAAGAAGGATAAGCATTGAAAGAGTTAATACATTTTACTGCAGATTGGTGTGCTCCATGCAAAAGAATGGCTCCAATCATAGAAAATTTCATATCTAATAATCCAGACATACACTATGACAAGATAGATGTGGATAAAGATTTTATTAAAGCAGAACAATATAATGTGCAATCAATACCAACATTAATATCTAAAATTGACAATAAGGTATATGATCGTGTTACTGGTGTTGCTTCTGATTTTGTACTGAAGTCAATGTTTTCATGAAATATAATAAGGTTTATTTTTTACATATTCCAAAAACTGGCGGTAGATTTTTAACAAAATATATATTACGCCCAATAGAAAACATACTAAAAGATAATGGAATAGAACTGGTAAAGTCTCCAGAAGATATGAGGCAACATGCTGGTTGGCCATCATGGATAGATGATAATACATATATTATATCTATTTTTAGAGATCCGTGTGAATTTTTTGTTAGTGCTGTGTGTCATTCTGTTGCAATAAAAAATGGTTTAGTTGATGAAGATAATTGGAACATAATTAAAACTAATACTGAGCCACTTCAAATTAGCAAAGATGAACTATATAATACAGCACAAAGATGGGGGTATATGAAAGATTTTCAATCTAAAAATTTTATGCTGAGTCCAGATGTTGAAAGCAGATCACTTATTCAAGAGGCTATGGTCAAATATGAAAACAATGAAAAGTTTAACAAAGAAGAAATTTATAAAAGAATTCGCAGAGTTAATTTAATGATTAGACAAAAAGACTTAAAACTAATTGATTATAACTTATTAATAAATAAAATTTTAAAAGATTTGAGTATCTCGTCAAACATAAAAATTGACAATGTAGACAAAGAATATTTTAAAAATAATTCTTCAGAAATTTTATTTAATTCTTTAACCAAGCAAGACTTAGAATATATTAATGGTATGTTTCCTATTGATAGAGAAATCTACGAAGACGACTCTATGTTTTGGTTACCAACTAACTAGAAAAATATTTTGCAAAAAGTTCCATTATCTCAATTGTATATTTATCGTAATCAATTTCAACAATTAAATTTCCATCAATTAGTTTGTGGATTTTAATGTCTTGTCCAATTTTAAATAAAATATTTTTTATATCATATTCTAATTCATTCATTTGAGCCTCCTGTAGGATTTGAACCTACGACAACCCGCTTACAAGGCGGGTACTCTACCCCTGAGTTAAGGAGGCAATCCATATTATTTTACATCAAATCTGTCAAGCATCATTACCTTGTTCCACACTTTTGCAAAATCGTTTATAAATTTTTGCTGTGAATCGTCAGATGCATATACTTCTGCAATAGCACGAAGTTCAGAGTTTGATCCTATAATTAGATCAACACGAGTTGCTGATCCTGTAGGTTCTCCATCAACAGTTCCCTCAAATTTATTTTCAGAAACCTGAGTCCAAGAAAATCTGCCAGAAAGAATATTACTTAGATACCCAGTGTGCAGGTTGTGCCCAGTAAGAGTTCTCATTCCACCAAGCAAAACAACAAGTTCTACTGGAGTAAGGTCTAGCATATTTGCTTTTTCTACTAATAGTTTTTCTGCAGGAACAGTTACACCATCTTTTAAGTAATTTATAAAACCATCAGAAACTGGCTCTAAAACTTTAAATGATTCAATATCTGTTTGCTCTTGTGTTGCATCAGTTCGTCCAGGAGTAAATGGCACACTAACAGATTCTCCAGATGCTTTTTCAATAGCAGCACAACCAGCGAGAACAACCAAGTCTGCAAAAGACATGTTGCCAGCCAACCTTTCATGCAAATCTTCAAGGTATGTTAATGTACCCCATACCATGTCATTGTTTACAGTTTCCCAAGTATTCTGTGGCTCTAGTCTTATTCTAGATCCATTTGCTCCACCACGCTTATCTGTCTTGCGGAATGTAGAAGCAGAAACCCATGCTGTGTAAACAAAATGGTAGACTGGAATCTTAGATGATTTAATTTCATTTTTAACAGATTCAATATCAATTTTAACTGGAACATATTCTGGAACTGGATCCTGCCAAATTAATTCTTCAGATGGAACTTCCTTACCAAGATATCTTGATATTGGTCCCATATCTCTGTGTGTCAACTTAAACCAAGCACGAGCAAATTGATCAGAAAAATAGTCAAAGTCTTCAAGGAATCTTCTTGAAATCTTTTCATACTCTGGATCAAACTTAAGGGCAAGGTCTGCGGTTGTCATAACTGGAGCATGGAACTTACCTTCAATGTGTGCATCTGGTACTAAATTAGCAGCAGATTCATCTGTAGGAATCCATTGTGTTGCACCTGCTGGTGATTTTACTTGCTTCCAATCATACTTAAACAAAGTTTTCAAGTATGAATTGTCCCACTTAGTAGGAGTTGCGGTCCATGCACCTTCAATACCGCTTGTGATGGTATCTTCTGCATTACCCTTTCCAAATGAGTTCTTCCATCCAAGACCTTGTTCTTCTATAGGTGCAGCCTCTGGATTTGGACCAACATGCGAAGGATCTCCAGCACCATGCGCTTTACCAAATGCGTGTCCGCCAGCAATAAGCGCTACAGTCTCTTCATCATTCATCGCCATGCGAGCAAAAGTTTCACGAATGTCTCGTGCAGAAAGAAGTGGATCTGGATTACCATTTGGTCCTTCTGGATTCACATAAATCAAACCCATCTGTACCGCAGCAAGAGGATTCTCTAACTCACGATCACCGCTATAGCGATTATCTGCAAGCCATTCCTTTTCACTACCCCAGTAAGTATCGTCTGCTTCCCAAACATCTTCACGACCTCCACCAAAACCAAAAGTCTTAAAGCCCATGTTTTCTAAAGCGACATTGCCAGCAAGAATCATGAGGTCTGCCCATGAAATCTTCTTGCCATACTTCTTCTTAATAGGCCATAGAAGTCTACGAGCCTTATCTAGGTTACCATTATCTGGCCATGAATTCTGTGGAGCAAATCTATGTAGACCTTCTCCAGCACCACCACGACCATCAGTTACTCTATAAGTACCAGCGCTGTGCCATGCCATACGAATAAAGAATGGTCCATAATTGCCATAGTCTGCAGGCCACCAATCTTGCGAGGTAGTTAGAAGAGTATCAATATCAGCCTTAATAGCATCAAGATCTAAACTGCTAAACTCTTTAGCATAGTCAAAATCTTCCCCCATCGGATCTGACTTAGAAGAATTTTTTCTAAGAGGGGATAAGTCTAGTTGGTTTGGCCACCAATCTTTATTTGTTGTGGCTTCTGTTGTATATGTTTTGCCAGTGTATGGACACTTTACTTCACTCATGAGTTCTCTTTCTGTTATATGTGTTACAAAATCTAGGGGAGTGTGGTGTTGCAACATAGGCTAAATGTGTTTCCCGACACACATAGTCTAACCACACTCTTACTACAATTATAGCACCTTACCTAATAATTGTAAAGTTATATTTATTTTCCCATTGAATAATATCATCTTCATCATTTAATAGGGGCTGACCCTTTATATTTAAACTGGTATTAAGTAGTATGGGTACTCCAGTTTGAAGGTAAAACTTGTTTAAAACTCTCCACAAACCACGATGCTGGTTTCTATTTACTGTTTGAACCCTTGAGGTACCATCAGCATGTACGACAGAGGGTATTTTGTCTGGTTGTAGGCACTTGACTGCGTACTGCATGTATGGGCTTGTAAAATCCATATCAAACCATTTAGATGCACATTCTTCCATAACTACTGGAGCAAAAGGTCTAAATAATTCTCTTTGTTTAATTAAATTAACTTTATCTTTAATATTTGGATCTCTTGGATCAGCAAGAATAGATCTATTTCCTAAAGCCCTTGGGCCATACTCTGCTCTGCCTGTTGCTACTGCTATGATTCCGTCTTTCAATATACCGTCCACAATTTGCTGTACTGGGTATTCTCCGCCAAGATCATACCCAAGATATGGGCTATTCCAATTTAAATGTTTGCCATAAAGTGCTGCTGCTGCGCCAAGAGATGACCCAGCGTCACCTGGATTTGGCATAATCCAAATATCATCGAACATTCTCCAAAGCATTGTGTTGGCTGCACAATTTAATGCACAACCACCCATAAAAACAAGATTTCTTTTACCAGTTAATTTTTGTGCCATTGCCATAAAGTTTACAAGTCTATCTTCATATACCCTTTGTACTGCTGCTGCAATATCAAACTTTGCTTGATCATCAATAGTTTCATTCCAATCTAAAATACCTTTATGAAAATTATATTTTTGTTTATCAATATTGGAAAAATATTCTTTAACTTTTATAAAATATTTTGTCCAATCTCCATATGCAGCCATTCCCATAAAAATATATTCTTCTTCGTTAGGTTTTAGACCAACTAATTTTGTAAATGCAGAGTAAAACAATCCAAAACTAAATGGATAATTCTTTTTATATACTTGTTTTATTTGCGAACCTTCTCCAGTCCACACCGTAGAAGTGTTATATTCTCCAATTGAATCTAAGACTACTATTACTGCGTCATTAAACTTGCTTGTGTAATACCCTGCTGCTGCATGAGAATAGTGATGGTTAAAATATTTTACAGGAAGATCAAAAGGCATTGTTGGCTTCCATTCTCCAGCACCGCCACGCAACAAAAGCCTTGATCGTTTTAGTTGTGGTTTTTCATAATATGCTATATGTGTTGGTTTTCCATATTTTAATGCATCTAAATATATATTGGTATTGTTGTACCAGTCATTTTTTTGTTTACTATATCTTTCTGCATGCCCTGCAAAAAGTATATCTCCATCTTTGATTAGAGAAACTGAGGCATCGTGGCTACTTTCGTTTATTCCAAGGATTATCATTAATAAATAAAGTCTTTCTTTTTTCTTTTTCTATTTTTAAACCAAATAATTATTTTATAATATATCCATCTGATATTGTTAATCATTTTGTATTTGCCTATACCTTTCAATAAAAAGTTCTGCCATGTGCTTATGAGTATGAATTCCCCAATGACCCAAATCTTTTTTATCATCAAAATCAGCAGCCCAATTGTAAAGTTTATGTTCTTTAAATTCTTTACAGCATTCTTCGTGTCTTAACTTGTTTGATAAAATTTCATCATTCATTGGATCGCCATTTTTTCTTTTTAGATACTCAAATTCTTTTATGCATTTTGAAGTATTTATGTAATTTTTTAAAACATGCATTGTTGATTGCATAAGAATTTCAGTATTTTTGCTATCATATATGCTCCATATAAACTTTATATTATGAGATTCACAATATTGTTCTAACATTTTGATAAACATAAAATTATAAAATATTCCAAACTCTGCTGGTAGTATGTGTTCTGGATCATGTGGAACTTTAGAAAATTTTAATAAATCTTTATGATAAATATGTGCTATGCCAACAGAAATTTTAGATACATGAGCCTGTCCCCAGGAAGAATTAGATAAAAACTTACCTGGAATTGCGCTATATTCTAATCTATGCAATGGGAATAAACCTAAAACTATTTTAGGATTACCTATTTCTTCAAAATATTTAAATGCTTTATAGACTTGAGCATTTATGCTGTCTCCAGGAATTGCAATTCTTGAATATTTTTTATTTAAAGATTTAGAAAAAATGCTTGGCCAAGTAAACTCGTCTGGCATTCCAGATCCATATGTTTGAGAACATCCTAAAACAAGCACATCATTATCTTTTGTAAATTTTGAAGATCTATACCCATGTTCATTTATGTTATATGAAACTTTTTCTGCAATGTCTTCTTTAGAATAAACAGTTTGTCCGTAATCATCTGGAGATCTTCTTGCTGCTTGAGAAAGACTTCTATATATTAAAATTCGCAATTCGTCCATATCGTAATTATTCATTGATTAATTATAGCACCCTCGATTGGATTTGAACCAACGACAAACGGATTAGAAGTCCGCTACTCTATCCACTGAGTTACGAGGGTAAGTTTGTACAGCAGGTCAGACTTGAACTGACGATAACCGAATTATGAGTTCGGGGCCTTGACCAACTTGGCTACTGCTGCTTAAAGTTTTACTATATTATTTTGATTTCTGTTGTATGTTCTTATAGCATGACAATTTGCACAAACTATATCACATTTTGCCATCTCCTCCAAACCCTTTTCTCTGCCATTTCTTGAATATATTTCGCTTACGCTTCCAGACTTTTTAAATCCTGGAAGATGATCAAAATGAAGCATATAATGTGGGTATTTTTCTCCACAATCTACACATCCAGATTTTTCCTTTATCTCCCAAGTTTCTCTTCTTTTTTTTGCTTTAGAAATGTTTGTTCTTTTTACTGTTTTTTGTTTTTGACCATCTCCAAGATGATATGCAATTGTTCCCTTTGAACAGTTTAGTATTTTTTGTATTTCTCTGTAAGACTTACCTTCTGATTTTAATTTTAATATTTTTTCTTTAATGCTCAATTGTCGTCCAATCTTTTAAGTATATCCCAGGTGCCTGGATCTGTCAACATCTTATCAATAGCATCTGAAACTTCCTGCCTAACTGGCGGTATAGAATATTTATCATTCTTCGTAATATTATTAAGAAGATTCATTATCCTTACACAATCATCATGTCTCCACCATGTATAACAAAATAGTTTTTCTTCAGACTCAACTATATTAGGACAAGACTTATACTCTTCAATGATCTGGTCTATAATGACCTTCTGTGCCTTTTTACAGCCACTACAAGGACAAACCCAGTTAGACACCTTTTACCTTTTTAATAGCATCAAGAACAAGCATTTTCATGCCAAGTCCATTTAATTTTCCATCTGATATATCAATGGCTTCAATATCTGCAATAATTTTATCTTTTACAGACTTTACTATTTTGTGAGTACCGTTACATTGCGGGTACTCAGTTGAAAAACCACAACTACATGGCATACTTATCTCCTTTAGTATACTATTTCTTTTTTTATTACAATATCAAGTATATCACCCAAGTGGTGCTCTGGAATATCATGAAAATAATATGATCCATCATCTTTAATACTCCAACCACGCCAACCATCTTCTTCACACCAAAATGCAGATGCAGTTTTCATAGAATCTGGATCATTAAGCGTACGACCAATAGAATTTGACCAATCTACTTCTGCAAAAATAGCAACACGCAACCTGTCCCATGAAAACAATAATTTTACTAGTTTATCTATCATTGCTAACCATATTATTTAAAGATTGGCCCAAAATGTCTGCTCTTTTTGCCAACTGCTGGCGTTCAAATTTAGAAAGGTGTGGTTTATCCTTTAGTCTTTTTTTATTTTTAGCATATCTCTTTGCTTTTTGTTGAGAAACTCTACCGTTGTTTTTTTTCATATGTACATCATATCATAGTTAACTGGCTTAGTCAACTACGATCTCCATCCCATGTTCCTATTTTAGTAGTTGGTATATTATTTTCTTCCCATAATTTAATTACATGTGGGTTATCATCAACCGCATGAGTAACTTCCCAAAGTTCATTTATTTTATTTAATATATCCTTTTTAGCCTCGTAGTCTGGCCTATTATCGTTGTCTGCTCTCATAAACAAAGCATGGCTCTTTATATTATTTTTTTGTAGCCAGAGTGATGTTATGCCACGATACTTTTCTTTTCTTGATGTAACAATAATTACAGAAAACTTATCACTATAAGAATTATTTAACATCTCAACAACTTCCATATTTGGCAGGGCATCAATAGAAGAATAGTGAAAAGCATCGTAATCTTTATTACCACCACGAACATAGTGCAAAAATGGATCTACATTTGCAAGTGTGCCATCAACATCATAGATGTGGGCTTTTGGTTTCACTTATGCTCTTTCATATGTCTAGATAAGGATTCGTTTGCCATGATGCCCCATCTTAATTCCCATTCCTTTTTACAGATTGGACACTCTAATGTTCTGCTCATAATTAATTTTGATCAACTTTATATGTCATTACAAAGTAACAAAATACATACCCAGCAATAAAAGCAGGTACGAGGAAAAATGCACTAATCATAATAATCTCCTAGATGTTTAGTTCGTTAACTGGCTCTTTTGACCAATGAATGTAAGACCTAATATATACCGCTGCATATGCGAGGGCAGATACAATGAATCCATACTGTTTAGTAATAATGGCGTATGTAATCCATAAAGCCTCATTAAACAATAGGACATTCCAACCCCACTTATCTTTACGACCAACAAAGTATATGCCTGCCACTCCAATGACAGCCAACACCCATGAACCGTATGTATAGATTAAGTCTTGCATATATTCAGTATACCTTACTTAGTTCGTATTGTCAAATATCTCTGCCCTTGGTTTTAAACCATGAGCCAATAATTCCATTTAAAACTTTATTTCTTAAAACTTCGGCAAATGTCCCATGCGGAATTTCAGAGCCTAAGTATTCTTGTCCTGTCTCAAGGTCTATCAACTTCCATTTTGCTGGGGCCTTTGTGTGGATAATTAAATCGATAGGTTTATCATATGAGTCAACCTGTGATCCATCTTTCAATGTTCTTTTATTCATTTTTTCCTATCTTTTAAGATACAAATTCGACGGAAAAATGGTCTGAGCATACATCGCTGATGATGTATTCATCTTTATTTAACACGACATCGTAGAATACTGCAATTTTGTCGCAATAAAAACATTTAGATTTTTCCATAGATTGATTATATCATGCTTTAAAGTTCGGCGGAAAATAGAAAAGAAAACCTATTAATGCCCTACAAGGGCACTATCGGTTACTTTTTCATGTGTTGGCCAATAATATTTACAAGGCTCTTTACGCTCAGGACAGCATGGCACATTGTTAATACTTGTAACTGCATATTGGAATGGTGCATATATTAATGGATCTTTCTTAAATAGGTTTGCACGATGAGTAGTTACAATGCGAAGCAACTTGTTTTCGTCTTGGAAATAATCTGGAATAGTATTGCCCCAGTCGTCCCAACACATATCTTTAAGGTTGTTAAGGTTTGCCTCATTGTTCTCAGTCTTGATGCCACGAGACCTGGCTTCTGCAATCATAGCCTGTACATAAGACCACAGGCCACGCTCAAAGCCTTTCCACATCAATACTGCTGGATGGTTGCGCCAACCACCTGTAGGAGACTTGCCAGAAAGGACATTGAGGATTTGATAGCACTCTAATATTTGTTTATTGAGGCGCTTGCTGTCCAAAATGGCAGCAGCCACACTATAGTCTGATTGTGGTAAAAAGGTTTGCATGTATCCAGTCTATCAAAAACTGGGCGGTATGTCAACCAACTATTGCTGCAACTATAATAATAGCAATAATAATGCCAAAGAAGCCTGTTAGTATTCTAACGCTTTGGTCTATTTTTTTCTGGTTCATATATCAATTATACCCTATTTGGGCAAGGTATAATAAAGTAATGACCCTATTATATATACTCTATAGCCCTATACACAAGGCTATCAAAATAGGCATATCGGACATATCTGGTAAAAGGTTTGCAAGCCATAGGACCAAGGGTTGGATATTAATTAAGTATTGGTCATTTTCTCGGCGGGATCAAGCAAGAGCAGTAGAAACCCTAGTACTACAAACCCTAAGAAAGAAACATGGACATTTCCTGGATAAGGACGATATGCCACAAGGGGGTTATACGGAGACATTTGATGCTAGTAAGATAACAAGACGAGGTTTGATCCGTATGGTCAATGGGGCTATAAGACAGTGTTCGTAATCTTATTTCCCCCCGATTTTATGGTAAACTAGATATATGGATCCCAAACTATGTAATGCTAGTCCACAAGGAATAGGTCATGCTGGAGAGTATGGGAAGATAGGGTTTTGTAGGTGTGGTAGGTTTATATCACATGAATCTACCAAACAGTGTGAGGTTTTAGATACTGCCAATGATAAAGAGTATTTGCCAAAACCAGATGACTGTCAATGTACCCCCACAAACTGCCCATGTGGTGAGTTTTTATCTCATAGTGTGTTTGAGCCTTGTACCGCTAAATTATAGTCTATAGTCTAGTTTATTCTTCTCCACAAAAAAATCATAATCCATTTCTTTTCCATAATGATTTATTTTATGTTTTTTGGTTGAAAACCTTCTTTTGTAATCCATTGAATGAAATGCAGCATCAAACAATTTAGAAACATTTGGATAAGAATAAGCAGTTTCTACAAATGATTCAAAGGCATGTGTTGGGTTTGGAATTTCTTTTCCATCACCCTGTATTATTTTGTCTAAAACTATTTTCATAAGTGGTGACTTGGCTTTAACTATATAATTATGGGTATTGCCCATTTTGTTATTGACTGGAACTGTAACCATTTCTGGATCCCCTTCGATACCATCCAACATATAATCTAAGGACTTATTGCATACTGAGTCCATATCTGCATAGCACCCACCTTCTTCGTAGGTTACTATAAACCTCCAGATATCTGACTGTATAACAGGCATCATGTACCTGTATGTTTCATATATTTCTGGATATCTGCGAACAGTCTCGTCTCTTTGAATTTGATCCACATACCTATAGTCCCATCCAGGATTAAGATTTATCCATGTTCCTGCTATTAATCTAAGATGTTCTGGAAGCCACTCTTTTTTGTAGTTGTGGGTTTGCCAGATAATTTTAGGAAAAGAGTGTGGCATGTTTTGAGTATATCAGCCATTTATATTTTTTGTTCTTTTGCTATTGCTTCAAGAATACGTTTTGCTAGGTCATGAGACTCTTTTTCCTTATGTTTGGTTTTAAGATAAGGACTTATTATCTTGGCTATCAGGTCTAACATTTTTTGATCCATAAGCAAAAATATTATAACATTATTCTTCAAAAGAGGTTTGCTGCTCAAACATTTTGTCCTGGCATTTTGGACATTGTTTCGTAATGTTATTTGTGTCGTATGGGGCTTTGTACATTACCCCGCAACTAAAGCATAAAATATCTATCATAGATTACCATTGTAGCATAGTTATCCACAGGTTACAAACCAGAAATATCACACTTATCCACAGGTTTATCCACAGAAAAATGTTACTGATATTATTATTAGATAGGGTAAAAGTGGAGTAAAGTGGAGGATAGTGGAGTAGGGCGCACTTTTAACGATGGCGTTCGTAATCCCAAACCAAAAACCTTCATATCCCAAACCTTCAAACCTTCGTACCACATATGCCCGATATTGTCAAACCATCATATCCAGATATAAGGTTTGGGCATTATACATGCAAAACAATGGTTTGTCAAGTCCTTTTATGCATGAAATATGCCCATAAAAATCTACCAAAACCAGGGGAAAATTGTCGATAATCGTAATGTTTTTTAAAGAAATTATTTAAAATATATAGAAAACCAGGGAAAAAGGTTTGTTATTCTATAGGGGGTAGTTTTGCTACTCTTTATCCCCCGCTTTTTTGAGCGGGACTGGATAAGGCGCTGGCCCGCCCGCCTGATCGGCGTTTTTGGCGGGGGACTTAGAAGGAAAGAAAGCCTTAAGGGTAACAATGCTATATAACATACCAGTCAAAACCTTCATATCCCTATTAAAGGTATCCCAATCAGATATTTGATCATGGCGATGTTGGTTTTTGGTTTGATACATTCTAGCAAAGTGTCTTGGCATAATACAATTATACACCTATTTGACAAACCAAGGTTTCTATGGTACAAGGTTTGGGGATATAAAGGTTTGGATCGTAATGTTCAGCAGGGGGAAAGTTTTAGGGGTTCGTAATGTCCTTCGTAATAAGGTTTGAAGGTTTGTGGTTTGACAAATACCTAAAAAGATGCACGGGCGCTTTTATGCGTCCTCATCCTCCATGAGATCGGTGATGTCTTCAAACCCTGTATCCTCAATATCCAAACCCTCAATCAATAGATTCCAGGATTCGTTTATATATTGCTCTAGTGTAGGGGTGTGATTTACTATACCCTCGGCAAATGCAAATGCAAGTGGCAGCCCTAGATCGTTGTACTCAAAGAAATCTGCTAACTCGTCATCTGATTTATAGTTTAACCATAGTTGGCCCAAGATCAGGGCCTTGTTCTCAAAAGTTGTTGCGGGCATAGTTGGTCCCCTCCTTGGTTTCCTTTGCTGCTTCGGCTATTACCTGAATACGATTATACACTACATAAGGCTGCGAGGTTGCGATATATTCGCCAACTCGTTCTAAATCAACTCTGAGGTCAGAGACGACATCACCAATATTTTTGGCAACCTTCTCTTCCTCTGTCATCATTCGTCTAATTCGCATAGTATTCCTCCATTGTCATTGTATCAAAAAAGTGGTGGAAGGGCAACCCCACGCTGCCCATCCACCGATGTCTAGGTGACCCATACCTAGACTTTCGCAGTTAAACCTACTCCATGATAATTAATAAACTGCTCGAATGAGTGGTCGCCAGTCTCATCTATAACAATCTTGTTAACTAGGTCGATTGTGATATCTGGATGGTCCCCTCCATATGCACCGCTGCTGTTACTGGCCCAGAGTCCAAACCCTGTTTCTTCAGCCCACTGGTCCCCAATCAACTGAGACACAATAATGCGAGTCGCATATGAAACGTCATTCCAGCGTGGCTCTGCAGCCCGCAGCGCATTCGCCAGGGATTCAAATCTATCATAGCCACCCCAGTGGCTGTACAAGTTAACTGATAGGCCTTCGCCCTGGTCGATTGTGTATACGATTCTATCTCCCATGATTACTCCTCATCATCTCCAATAAACTCAATAAGAACCTTGGCAACTCGTCCGTCATCGTTGTATTGTACATAGACAGGGTAGACACCGTCGCCATAGCCAGAACTAAATACTACTGACCTACCGTCGCCTAGTACACCAGCGTTAGCGTCAATTGTAGTGGCACTAGCACCATGATAGGAATACTGACCTATCTTGCCTGCCAAATCCCACTCGTCATCTCTATTAGTTTTCCACTCGTCAAGATAGCAGGGGTCGCCTACCATAACCTGACCGCTATCTACGCCGAAACTACCGACATACTCTAGCCCTTCAATAACTCTGCCTTTTTCCATTTTATCTCCTTTGGGTCGTTTATTCTATTATCTCAATTTGTTGGTACTTTGTCAAATGAGCGATACTCAGGCACATGTTCCTCATCTAGATATACCTTGTGTATCTCACATTCCGAGACAGCATCTAGGTCAGCCTCTCCTAGATAGTTACACTTTGAGCAAATCTCACCGCAATCGTTATCGCAATACTCCATGCAGTCTAGTTCCTCACAATCTCTACATTGTGATTCATAACTTTGCTCTCTAATAATCTTGCCACTCTTCATCTGTGCTTCGCCACCCCAGCCAGTTTCTTCTTGATAAAATAGGCTAAACACTAAATCAGGGTATTGCTCTGATAGTTTTAGTATTGCAGGAAACGCAGGGGACCAAGCAGTATTAAAACTATAGATAACAGAATTATTATCTTGCTCCATAGTAGTCTCACGATAGGTCTCATCATCAGACATCGCTACATCCCATTTAGTTCCCCAGTTACGCACATTCCAGTCATACCAATGGTCTGAATCAAAACTAATAGGCTTGCTAAGGTCGGTCTTTGGTTGTTCCCCAAAATAGGTATCTAGGTCTGTAGGTTTGACAATGTTCCAAAATGCAAACACAGGATTATTATATTTGACAGGCTTCTTTTCCATTTGGCCAGTCTCAGAGTTCCATTGGTCATGATTGACCTCAAATGGTTGGTTAAGTTGAAATACTAACTTATTGATTTGTTCAGGGTCAGTATCTACTGCTTCTATTGCTAACGAGTTATATACCCAGTTTGGCATGGGGGGTCCTTTCTAGTGGTCGTAATCCAATTCTATACGATTCGGGATTTTTTGTCAAGCGTTCGTAACAGAGGGTTTTGCGGCATGTGGATCTGCTGCTACTTCTCATCCAGAGCAAATGACAACTGATATGTTAATTGATAGACTGCAGCAAGAGCGTCGCACTGGCCCTCCCAGTACTTGCGCTCCATGGATTCCATAGCGTCGTCATAGTCATTGGCTTCCTCTATGCGCTGCGCCTCTTCTAGTTGCAATTGGGCCTCATACATCCAGTTCTTCATCTCACCATGGATGATGTCTAGAGCAGGCAGCCTCTCATCAATCATATGCTGCAGGTGCTCAGGCAGATTGTAGTCAGGATTAAAATCAGTGTGCATGTTCTTCTCCAATCTGTATAAAGTGGCGGGTAGCAATAATCTGCCCACCTAACCAGTTATATTCAAAATCTAATTCAGCATAGTCTTTACTATTAGGGTCCAAGGCTTCCATTTGTTCTGATACCGCTGCTTGGTCCTGCTCAATAGAGACAAGATGAATTCTCATATATTCTAATAGATAGTTAGACATGTTAACTCCAGTATTGCATTATAGTGTTAAGGGTGATATGATAGTTGCAGTCACAGGGCTCTCCACCCATGTTTTCTTCAAACTCAAAGTGGGACAGGTTATCCTCGTAGATTTCCATTACGAGTTCGTTTATGGTATATGGTTTGTGTTTTTGGGTCATGTATTAATTATTGCATAGAATCGGGGAAATGTCAACTCTGTCGTAAAGATTTTTGGTTTTGATATTTTTGGGGATTTATTTGATCTATCGTAATTTAATTTAAGATTGATATTTTTATGTCCAATATGTCCGATTTGTCCGCACGTGGCAATTTTGATGAGCAGTTTTACATCATGCCCAGGATGATCTTTCCAGGAATACCCGCAAGGACTTTCGTCACTTCATTTGTTAGCGGGGCTTATCAGGAAAGAAAAGGTTGTGGCGGGGCAATTGCGATTACACAGTTCAAACCGCCACAATTCTATTTAGTATGCTAAGAAATCATCCATGCCACCAAAAGCAAGTAGCAAGAATATAAAACTTGCATGAACTATTGCAATAGTTAATCCTGCAATTGCAAGACCTCTACCTCTGTTCCAATTTGAGCCATTTCTTTTGAATTGATTTAGCGCTATTGGGCTAAAAATAAAAGCCATTGGAGTTATTGTAAGACTTAGAACAAAACCTGCTATTGCAAATCCATTCCAAGGTAGTACTGTTGGATCAGGCTGTCTTTCTGCCATTATGCAACCACCTTTTTGTTTTCAAGGGCATTATCAAAAGCATCCATGAACTCTGGGAACTCTCCATCATTAACCCATTTAATTGAAACCTCGTTGCCAGATGTATAAATTGTTATGGCATGACCCATTAGGTTTTTACTGCGTTCAATAGAACTAATTTTATCAAACTTAAAAGACTCTAAGTCATATCCAAACATTTTTTTGGCAAAGAAAATAACTCTGTTTTGAGTAATTGCAAAAACTCCATTACGAACTGTATCGTTGCCCATTCTTTTTGCTTGATACGCTCCAAAAATTGAAGAAACAATGGTTTCTCCTTCTTGAAGATGATTTTTTAATTCAGACAAGTGTTTTGCTGAGTTTTTATTTTGCGACATTTTATTCTTTCTATTAGTAATTTTAGTTGAGCAGTTTTTTCTCATGCTCAGGAGAGTAATTTTACAAGTATCGGGCGATAGCGTTGTAAGTAGAAGTAGAAACTACTTCCTCATCTGTCATCTTGAGAATACGAATAGCGTTCTCAATTTCCTCTTTTTGCTCACGATACTGCCACTCATGGATAGAGTTGTAGTCTTTCTTAGGTTCAGCAGGGATTTCAATAGAACCTTTAGGTAGTGAGAAAGATACTTGGATTTCGCCATTGTATCTTGTATGAGCAGATAAATCCTCTGCCTTGTTGATAGCACCCATAGCAAGTTTAGCAAGTTCTTTATTCCATGCCTTTACTGCCTTGTCGTGCTTTGCCTCGTTCGCCTCTTGTGAAGCGAAGTCTTTATCTAACTTAGACAACGCACTTTCTAGTGCCTTGACTACTTTAGTTGTAGCGATTTTTACATTTATCGCTTTGCCATTTCTAGCCATTGTTTATCCTTTCGTTGTGGGGTGGTCTTTAGTCTAGCATTTTTATACTAGAAAATCAAGTGAGCAGTTTATCCTTCTCATGCTCAGGAGAGGTTAGCATTTTTGCTAAGATTACTTTGCTGTCCAAGTGGTATAGCGTGACTTACCATTGACATCAAGTTTCACACGAACATTTCCATTAGCCTGTGGTGTAATCTCTGTGATTACTCCTGTGACCTTTGACTTCTGTGTGGTGTAGGTGTCGCCTACCTTGTAAGTTGCGGTTGCTACTGACATTGTGTTGCCTTTCTGTTAGGGGTTATTACTTGTTATTATTATGACATTTTTTGGAGATAATGTCAAGTCTGAACCTGACATTTCTCACATTTTGAGATTACTTAGAGGTCTTGACCATAGCGAGGCGTTGTGAGCCATTTGCTAGGATTAGACTAACTCTAGTAAGATTGTTAGAGATTGGGGTAAAGCCAGCGATACGACCTGTCACACCTGTTCTGCTGGTGGTAAATAGGTCACCGACTTGATAAGTGTATCCGCCTAGTGTCATTTGGGTCTTGCCTTTCTGTTAGTGGGGTTTCTTGCTTATAGTATAAGTCTAGCATAAAAATGTCAAAAATACAATTCTGCGGGGGATCTAGTGTGTGTGCTTAATCACATCTTAAACTAATAGTATAACTTGACAAACCAAAGTTTTGCGGGACGTGCGGATTTTTTGCGATGCGTATGGGATTTGAACCCATGATCTCTACAGTGACAGTGTAGTGATTTAACCAAACTAATCTAACGCACCATTTTTTATTGTGAGCAGTTTATACTCATGCTCAGGAGTTGAATTAGTTATACCAATTCTAAAGTATTGCGAACAACACTTAGCAGACGATTTTTTTCTGCTGTAATTGTAGCATCAAAACCAGAAGCAGCAGCAAGCATTGATTCGTTAGAACCACCACGAGCAGAACGATGCCAATCTAGTCTTTCGGTGAGAGCATTGAACGCACCCCAAGCGGTGTTAGCAATCATGCCATTGAACTCGCCTGTGTAAATATCGTTGATAACATCAACTTTATTTTCCCACTTTTTGATTGCGCCCTTAGAATCTTTCTCAGGCTTTGGATAAGCAGCGAGAATAATCTCGTTGAACTGTTGAGCAGTAATTTCTTTTTCAATCATAGCCTTAGCCATGATGTCAAAAGCGTCCATGTATTTGTTCGCAAGACCTAGAGTTTCACGAGCAATAGCAATTTTACCTTCAGCAGATTGCGTATGGCGAATCTTGAAAGATTGCTTGATAGCATTTTTACCACGCTTAGAACCTAAAGCAAGGTTGAGAGTGTTAGCGCATACAACACGAACTGGCGTGATTGATGCTTGAATAGCGATTGAGCCATCGTGAGATGTATTGATAAGAAGATAGGTCTTTACCTTATCCGCAACACCATTAGGGTCTAATACTGTTTCTCTATCAAGAGCGAGAGAGCCGAATACAACACGACCACCACGAATAGAGCCAGCAGTTTCCCAGCGACCTCCGCCATCTAGGATATTATCACCAAAAGCAAATAATTCTTCATTTTGTAGTGGAACATAACGCTGTCCAACAACACCGAGAACATCTGTTTGAGTGTTATATGTGGGATTTGTTCTTACAACATATTGATAAGATTTATCAGATGTAAGATGATTTGGAATCTCTAAATCTTCCAATCTAACATTCCAATTATTTAGATTAGCAGCAACAAGCATTTCTGCTGTATTTTTTTCTTCTGTGAAAACTGTGCCTAGACCATGCCAAGCAGGTTCTCTAAAAGATGCGAACGAAGCAACGCCATTTTGCGTTTCTAATTCGTGAGCCATTTTTGTCCTTTCGTTAGTTATTTATACCAAGTCTAGCAGATGTGGGGGATAAAAGCAAATCCTAGTAATCATTTGTCCCGACACGCCGTAAATTTGACATTTTGCAATTTTTGCGGGACGTGCAAAATTTGAGGGAGAGCAGTTTACATGGACATGCTCAGGTCCCTTGCAGATCCCTATAAGAAAGGATGAAAGAGGGATGCTGCGTACATTGCGGGGCCTTTCATGAACCCCGCAAATATTTATAGCGTTGTGATATTATCTATTTCTACATTATAGTCATCAACAGCATATGAATATGCATCGACGCTAATGTTTAAATCAATATCATTGATGTCGAATGTAGATAGGTCCGCCAGCGGTACTGTTACGGTTCCTGTGATTGTTACGTTTGCTTCAAATTCAATATCCTTGGTAGGATTAAATCCAAAGATGCTGCAGATATCAGAGACAATGTCTTCTGAATCCATTTCTAAATAGTCTGCCAGTCTTTCTTCTAACTGGGCAACCTTAGAAGAATAATCGCTAAGTCTTTTGTCTACATAGCGATAGTTTTCCAACTTCCATTCAATATCAGTTACTTTAGATGTTGGGTATGTTGTTTCATTACCGTTAATGACCTTATAGGTCACCAACTGGTTGGGGTTATAGTGCTCAGGCACTAGTGTTTCAGTTGTTTCCATTATTGATATCCTTTCCTAGTTCATCAAATTCTCTAATGGTTTCTATCATCTCACTTAATTGAGATTCTGTCAAGAGGACATGAGTGACAAGAGTAGTAGTCATTGCTGAAAGTGCGGCTGAGTATTCAAATAAGGCTCTAGCAAATTCGTCCGACGACATCTCGTCTTTATGGTGATAAATAGCAGAAGCCATGTTCATTATAATTTCATCATGAACAGCCTCTTGTGTTGCGTTTTGTAGTTCTAGCATGGTCGCTATCATGGGGTATCCTTTCTGTATGTAATAAGTCTAGCATAAATCAGGGGGAAATACAAATCGCTCCTTAAAGAATTTTCGGCGTGTCGCCCCAATGTGATCATTATCACACCGCACGTCCGCACTTTTCGCTATTGATAAATTAAAAAAAGAAAAACAAAAATTGCTAACGCAATCCATTGAGTAGAATTCATTTTATCTCATTTCTTTTTAGCAGAAAATACTATGTCTGCTTTGTTATCAACACACAGAGAACATTTTACACAAGCAGAGCCCTCTTTGTCAATTAGCGGAATTGCTTTTTTATTTTCAGGACACTTTGCGCCTACTTTACCAATCATTTCTTTCATGTCTGCCTGCCCAATTGCGAAGGTATCGGCAAGGTATGCTAACTTTACGCCATTCAAATCACGCAGCGCAACAGCAATATCTTTATTTTCACTATCGGTACTAAAGTATAAAGATAGATTAGGAATGTCTTGTAAAATTGGTACTGCAGAATATACTCTTGTATATACCCAGAATTTTACATCGGTGTGTTTATTTATTACAGTCTTCCATGCATAGGCATAGGTATCGGAGAAGAAATCCCCATCCCAGTGGATACGAAATAATTTAGGGGCATTGCGCTTATCGCAATCTTTCTTGAAATCAACAATCATCTCATCAAGCAGAGACACCATGGTTTCGATATTAGCGTCTTTGAGCAATTCCCAATTGTGTAAAAGTGTTTCTCTTACTCCTTTGTATACTCTTTCAAGTTTTCCTGCGTAGCATACTTTAGCGCATATAGCGGTTTCACCAGGGCAGGAGTAATTCTTGCCACTAGGCAATCCAAAAGTGTTGGCAATTGTTGGGGTCTTTCCATTTTTTGATACGGCATTTGTGACTTTCCTATCCATAGAGCGTTTTAGTTTCATTGTGGGGTCCTCTCTAAATCTATAATAACATTTTATTGCGGTTTTGTCAAATTTTTGTGCTTAACTTTGCGGGAGTAAGTTTTTTTATTCCTTAATGGTTGGGCAGCATTAGATCGGCGCAATTCCATTAAGCGCCTTAATTCCTCTGCGGTTTTCTTTCTCATAAAATAATCTTATCATAAAAATAACACAAAATCAAATTGGGAGTTTCTGGACAAATCGGACACACGTGCCGATTTTATTCTTCTTCTACAAATAATTTTAGAAAAGTATTATCATCAACAACCATTTCTAAAGTTTCATTGAAATCATTTTTTCCAGTAATTGTATAACTATATTCTTTATTGGAATAAACTTCTTCAATGTTAATTACAATTCCAATTTCAGTAATTTCATCAGAGAATTCAATGATGTCCCCGACCATTAGTTGATCGGGGCGGAGTTCATCGACAAATCTGTAATTGTCCATGCTCATCATTGTATCAGACATTTTACTTTATTGCTACCTCTCCATTACGATAAAAAGTTTTTGTATACATTTTACCTGTTGGGTCAGATAGATTATAAGTTGCGTATTCTTTAGCATTTCCAAAGTCTACGCATTTATTCCATACATCAACCGCCTCTAGCATATCTGCGGTTTTGAAATCAGCATACAATTCTCCGTCATAGGAGATAGTTATAGCATAGTTATATTCCATTTTAGTATTCCTCTCGTTCAATAATCCAAGCCTCTAAGTGGTGAGCCTCAATAATAGCATGAGCGGGTGCTAAATCGCTACCCTTCCATGATACGCCTTCAGGTAATTTTATTGGTAAGTCCCATAGTCCAGCATCATTCACCGCATCTATGGCTTCAATACAAGGTCTAATCATAGTTTTAGGAACAGGCGGGTAATGATTAGCAGATAAGTGTATTCCTATCTGAGTTTCAATATCTAAGTGTATTCCCATATCTTCTAATACACCACTAGCCATTTCATTAGCAAGATTACTTCCCATTTTAGTTAGCCTCCATTGTTGCGAATAGTTCAGGCTCACTTAGCAAGCCATTGTCAAAAATAACTGAGCCATCTTCATCTAAGATTAGCCCATAAGGATTACAAAGACAATCCTCAAAGTCATAGTCCTCGCCATTACCAAAGTAATCAACGCCTCGACCATTACAAAAATTACAAGCAGCAATTTGCCTTAGTGCGTATTCCAATTTATCCATTTTTCATTTCCTTTCTTTCAATACTCTGAGCCTATCAGATAGGGCTGACAAAATCAAATCTGCCACACCCTGTCCGATATGTCCGTTTTGTCCTACCATGAGGACTGATAGTAGAACGAGAGATTATCAAAATCAGGCAGACTTACAAGCCTATCTAATTGCTTGATAGTATCCTTTATGTCCTGCCAATACCACTCATCTACATCAGTAGAACCAAAGAAAAATCCTTCTCTCGGCGGTAGCAAATTAGGGTCTTTATTGAATAGAGCCTGACGACAAGTATCTAACAATTCTTTTATCTTATTATTAGATACATAGTATTCACCGCAGTCATCTTCACCACGCTGAACATTGATAACAAACCAATTGTGTATCTGATTAGACTTACGCCAATAAGCAACATTGACGGATACATCTACACCATAGATACTTTCTTTATCGACAAGAGTAGCAACACCAGCAGCATTGACTACATCAAACCATTGTGGAGTGGTAGCATCAGAATATCTTGTATCGCTATCACGATCAAGTTTATCCCATTGAATTTTCTCAACATGCTTTCTAGCACTTAGATACATATCTAATCCCATTTTACTTATTCTCCTCTACATCTAAAACATCAAATACATCAAATTTTACTAGGTCGCTTTCAGGCAACGCTAGAAAAACTTTATTCAAATCAAATACAGCACCCAAGTCTGTGTCAGACTCAGTAATAAAACTAATCAAAACATTTTTTTTCATAGTTATTCCTTTCTTTATTTTCAGGCTTCTAGCCTATCATTTTTCACCGACAAATTCAAATTAGACACGCCGAAAATCTGTGAGAAAATTCACAAGTCCCGTAAAGTGTGTCGTAAATCACCCTGTGGATAACCCTGTGGAAAACCGCACGGGCGTTTTTGTTGAAAATTAAACTAATTTTGTTTAGCAGCACACGCAAAACATTTGAGATCTGCGATAAAAATTCTACCGCAAATCTCGCATGTTGCGAATTTAGTTTTCTTTCGTGGCATTTTTTATTATGAAATAAATTGAAAGCACTAAACTAATTTGAACAATTGTAGTTAGAATTCTCATGAAGGAATTAGTCCTAACTCATCAACGCCACAAGCCTTTTCAAATTTGGCTTTATCAAATCTTTCGTTATCTGCTTGAAAGTATTGAGCGAATTCTTCTACTAAATCCTCAAAGACCGCTGGATGAATTTCATCCGCAAAGCCCTTGAGAATGTTTGAAGTTTTTACATAGTCTTTTCGTGTCATCATTAGGCGTTTGCTCCTAACAAAATAAACGCATGGCTTCCGCCTTCGTTTAGTCTAGCCAATTCATCTAACAATTCTGTTTTAGATAATTGGGTTATGTTGCCAATAAGTTCAACAATAGCAGTTTCGTTCATTGAAGCAAAAGCACCTTCAGGCAGGCGTGAAACTGTGGGGGCAAATGGAGAGTTATCAAAAACTCGTGAAATGAAATTTACGCCTTGAGCGGTAAATGGGTAGTCTGTGTATGTTTCGTTAGTCATTTTAGTTCTTTTCCTTTTTATTAGTAGTTGAAACAATTGTAGCGATTTTCTCTAAGTTTGTCAATTGGATTTCTCGGCGTTGCGCCTCGATTAGTTTCTTGAATTCATCAAGTTTCATTTTTTTACTCCTCGCAATTATGGATTTCGGTGTAGTCAAATTCGCAAAAATAGCAACCCATAAATTCGTCGCAATTTACGCAATAATAGCGGAACATAAATTCTCCGCAACAATAGTGAGGTTCATCTATAACACGATAACCTTCTTTAGTTATTTCTAAAAGTGTTTTCATTAGTTTTCCTTTCTTAGTTATTTTATTTTAGCATAAGGGTCTGACAATTACAAGTCAGACACCCTGACCGCAATAGTAGCCCATTTATGGCCATTGAAGCGAATTGAATAGGCTTGATACTCTGTGCCTACCCATACATCATCACGCTTAGTTGCGTAGTTTATTTCTCCGCCCTGATACTTACGAGCGAAAGAGGTTGGGCGATAGAATTGCCCTACAAGTAAATCTTCTATTGAATAACTTCTCATTAGTTTTCCTTTCTTATTTTTACTAATTTATTATTTCATATTTTTAGCGAAAAGTCAAATTAGACCCACGCTTAGTTTGTGTGATTATGCTCACACTTCGCTTCGATCTCATGACCGAATTCATCTACTAATTCTTCGTAGATTTCGTCTAAATAATCTAAGTAATCCATACTAGTTTTCCTTTCTAACTTTATAAAACCATTCTAGCAGGGGGGTCTGACAAATTGGGGTGTTTTTCGGGTGTGTCGTAGAACTATTTTTGTGATAAATATCACACAAGTTATCCACAGCCTGTGGAAAACCCCCCGTGCTGCACGTGCTGTCCGAAATGTCCGATTTGTCCTGTGGTGTAAATCACACACGACACGCCGAGATAGGATTTGACTTTTTGACATTTTTATGTTAGACTAACAATAGTTAGAAAATAAGAAAGG